GCGTCTGGCACCGATGACGAGCCAGCAAGCAGCGTGCATAAACCTTGTCGCCCTGTTTCACAGGCAAGCCGAAAGCGCGCTGATCAGCCAGATTGCCACTGATCCACTTGCCGCGCGTCGTGAACGGATCGCACAAGCCCGCCGCATCCCAGGGCGAGAAGGTGCCTACGTTCGCCCACATGACATCTTTGACGCCGAACCAGCTTGCGTTGAGGTTGACACCCCCGTTGACAGGCAGGGTCGGCCCAGCAAAGGTATTCGTCGCAAACCTGAAAGCGTAAGTGCCGCGTGCGAACTCACTATCGACCACCGCGTTGGTGCCGACGCCGACGAGTCTGTTGTCAACAACGCTCTGTGCTCCGTTGGTCGCAGCCCAGGCTTGGTTCGCGACGAATGCAGCGGTATTATCTCCGGTTACGTCTGCTCCAGGCGCAATGCCCCCAAGCTTGTCGGCTTCTGTGGAGCTGATTTCAGACAGCGATGTCGGCCTGTCGGACAAGCCGCTGAATGTGACCGCAGAGTTGTAGATCGAGCTCGCCGGCGTGCTGTGTGAAAGCACAATCTCATTCGATGAGTTGCGGAGCTCGAACCCGATGTTCGCGCCGTCCAACCAGCCCATGCGGATCAAGCTGGTCGCGCCATTGTTGACAACAATGGCACCCTTACCGAAGCCGGCATAAGACCCGTAGAGAGCGAGATTGCTACCGCCGACAAACAAGTTCTGCGCGAACGCCGTGTTGGTTCTCAGCCGGTCGGCGTGGATCGTCCCGGTTGTAATCTTGTCGCCGTCGATGATGGTGCGACCCAGGTTTACGTTGAGATCGGCGCCACCCTTGTAGGTCGCCAGGATCACCCACTCAGAGGGCGGGAAGCCGGGGAGATTGGTGCTTGCGTTGAGGACGCCAGCCCCCTTCTGCCAGGCGATGTAGAGCGTGCCGCTGGTCCAGGTAGCCTCACTCAAGGCGACAGAGACTGTGACAGTCGTGCCCGAGTCGTTGACATAGGTGATCGAGCCAGCAGTCCAGTTCACCCGGTTTGCTGAAGGTGTCGCCACAAAGTCGAAGCCTTCAACCGTCAGACCGCGAAGGCCGATGGTCAGCTTGTTCGCGGCGACCGTGTTGGCACCAATGGCGCCGCCGTTGATCGAAGTGTTGTCGCCACCAAAGATCCAGTTGCTCAGCGTCGTGCCAGAGCCGTTGATCTGCACCAAGCCGGGCAGCAGCTTCGTGCCAGCGCTGTTAGCGCGAGTGATAGGATCGCTTGCGCGCAGAGCCACCGTGGCCAGCGTGTCACCGAGACCACCGATCTGGATTGACCCAGACATGATCGTTCCAGCCAGCAGCTTCGCCGCCGACAGGTTCGCGATCTTGGCGTCATCGATAGCCGCGTTCGCAATCGCCGCAGAGACAATCGAGAGGTTCTGGTAATCCGCCTGCTCTGTCTGGATCGGTGTGATCGGCACTGTAAAGGGCACGAATGCAGACTTGTTGCCTGACGTGTCCACAGCGCGCAGCCAATGCCAGTAGACCTGGTCAGTGACCAATCCGCTTCTGACGAAAGATGAGCCGGCAGCGGTTGAGATGAGTGTGGCGTTTGCCGCAACATCACCCAAGGCAGGCTTTGACGGACCTGAGTATTCCCAGATTTCGATGTAATCCAGATCGTCCTCATTGGGGTTGATCCAGTTCAACCAGCCGTTGCGGAATGAGCTGACGGTGCTGAGCGACGTTGGCGAACCTGGCGGTGTCGCATCGATCGCGCCGGCAGTTCCGACAACAGATGTGTAGGCTGATGCGTTCCCGAAGTGATCCAGCGCGCGGACTTTCGCCTGATAGACCACGCCGCGCTTGACGTTCTGGATCTCGAAGCGAACGACCGTGCCCGACTCCTGGCGGCCAACAGCATAGGTGACGTAGTTGCCCGTCGCTGTCTCGCGAACAGCAAGCTCATAGCCGTTCACATCCGTGGAAACCGAAGCCGTCCAGGAGGCGCTCAGCTTTGCGGAGCCGCTGACCAGGGTTGACGACAATGCCAAGCCGGTCGGCAGGGAAGGCGGATCAACATCAAGGGCCGACGCTGGGTTCGCCGCTGTAGTGACCGCAAAATTCGTCTCGGTGCCCACCGTGCCGTCGAGAAATGCGTCATAGCCGGCAATGGTCAGATAGTAGGTCGTGGCGCTGCTGGCCTTCAGAACAACATTGCCCAGCGGACCCTCGTGCACGAGCGTGCCAGCGTTCTTCACGACTGGGAAGGCTGTGCTCATCCACACACGACAGCCGGCGAGATCGATATCGCTGCCGCCAGTGATGCGCAGACTGATGAAGTTGAAGCTCTGCTCCGTGACAACCGAAAGAGCCTGTGGCGCCAAGTTTTGAGCGGTCATCAAGGCAGGGCTGGAGAGCGAGCCAAAGCGACCACGTTCACGCACTTCGATCTTGAAGGCGCGGCGAGCTACGACACCACCAGCGCCTGCGGTGTCGGCTGCGTTCTTGGCAAAACTATAGGTGTATGCCGCATCAACCACATACTCGACACGCACAATGCTGTTATCGAGCTTGAGGATGCGAACCTCATAATCTCTGAAGGCATATTGCTGCTCGGCACTGCGGGCAGGATCGTCCCAGCTGAAGATCGCATCACCGCCTCCGAACTGGCCCGGTGTTGTGCCCGCGACGCGCAAGCCTGTCACCTGATCGCTCAATGCCGGAGCCTGAATGCTAACGCCGAACGTGACCCAAGATGAAATTGCCTGGCCGCGAACGGACCTGACGCGAGCGAGATAGTCTCCAACCTGAAGGCCGGTTACAGTTGCCGCGCACACATCGGTCGCCGCGAGGGTGATCCACTCGGAGCTGCCAGCTGACTGGTAAGCGAACTGATAGCCCAGCGGCTCTGACTCGAATGGCTCTGTTGCCGACATCGCGATGGAAGCTTCCGCGATGCCATAGGTCACGGTGTAGACAGGATCGGTAGGCGCATCGAGCGTCAGGTATTCCAGAACAATGGTGGCGGAAACTGTCGGCGCGTTCGAATAGGACGCCCGATCGCCGCGCGTGTTGAACGCGATGACGCGGAATGCAACCACGTCTTCGGCTGACGCTGTGGTCGAGAACTCCGTGACGAGCTGCTGCGAGCCAACCGCGCGGAACTCGCCGCCATTGACGGACATATAGATGTCCGCGCCGGCGTAGCTGACGACCGACGAGGAGTTCCAGCTGACGCGGACGTTGACGACATTCTGATCGCCATAGATCACCCGGTCATAATCGATGCCGAGGCCGCTCACCTGAGAGACGGTGCGCGAGGAGATTTGGTATGTCGGGATCGGAACCCAGTAACCCGGCTCGGCGAACACGCCTTCAGCATATTCGACCAGCGTCAGAGCGCGCTTCTCCACACCCTCGCCGCTGATTTCCTTGACGCGGTAGGGGCGCTTGAACGTGCTGCGCTCACCAAACATCCAGTTGGTGTAGATGCCTGGCGCTGCTGGCAGCGGCTCGGAAAGAGTGATCGTGTCGTGATCGCCCTCGTTGAATGTGACGTTGCGCTCGAAGGTCTGATCCACACACCAGGCGGCCATCGCCATGCCTGGCGACAGTGAGATCGGGCTGGACTTGAGGCGCATACTGTAGGCGTTGCCCGATACGTGCGTGATGGACTCGACTTCGAAATCGTTCACATCGCCCGCGATTGAGCGGACGCGGGCGATCGGCAGAGAGTCCAAATCCTGTGCAGACGTGACGTTGATCACGCGCCCCATGACAGAGGTGACGTTGAACGTCGCAAGCTGTAGCGCTGGGAAGACCACCAGGGCACCGTAGAGCTTGCCTGAGAGCATGGTGACGGGTTTGTCTAGGTGCAGCACCGAAGCGCTGCTACCGGTCTCCAGACGCCCAGACTGAGCCCAGCTAACCGAGTCATGCGCGACCAGTGCAACGTCACCCACCGCGACCGCGATTGCTTCGATCGGCGCCTCAAACGAAACGCGGCGCTGGATGAGGCGGTTGGCGTAGAGCAAGCGCCAAACTTCGCGCTGAGCCTGCTCCGCGTTATCGACACCGATCAGCTGGATCGCGACGGTCTTCGGAACATCGCCGCGCTCGATCGCCAGCGGGTCAACGATGCGCAGGCTCTTGGATTTGTTGCGGTCGTTCTTGTCGAAATAGGTGACTTCGAACTCGTTGGCGCGATCCGTCATCGAGATGTAGTTGACGGCGAAAGAGTCCTTGATGATCGAACCCATGCCGAAGACCATCTGCGGGACATCCGGCTTGTCGATCGCCACACTGATGCGGTTGCCGATCCGCGTCGGCACGGCATGACCAACGGTCATCAGCGTCCGCATTGTGTCGGCTACGTTCGAGCTCTCCTTGAACACCCCGTTGAATTTCCAGTTGTAGGTGTCGCAGTCTTGCGCCCACTCATACCACTTTGCCCAATCGATGCGCTTTGACTGATAGCCAACGCCGCGCTCAGCACCCACCAGGGTGTCGAGTGTCGCCCACGCTGCGTTCTGGCTCCAGCGCTTGATGGTCGAGTTGCCTTCGATGTCGTATTCCTGAAGCAGCGAACCCTTCACGCGCGCCGTGATGCCGGGCACATTGCTCAGCTGATCGGTCAACAGGATGCGTGCAGAAATGGTCGCAGCGCCGCGCAGCGCCACAGGGTTGATGTCGATCTCGCCAACGTCCGTCAGCCAGCACTCATCGATGATGAACTTGTCCGTCGATGGGTTGTTGGTGCGATTGATCCGCAGCTCATAGATGCCGTTGCCTTCAGGGAAGGTGGCGCATTCAAAGGTATGACGGGTCGGCTTGGTGCGGTTGTCAGTGACCGTCCAATGATTCGTATTGTTGCTGCGATACCTTTGCGCTGAGATGAAGGTGCCCCCGACGACGCGAACTTCATAATCGCCCACCGGAAGTCCAGTTGCGGTGAATGACCGGTTGTTCGAGATGACACCGCCGCCTTGGAGGAAGCTATTGCGGATCGACCCTAAGAAAGAATAGTCCTCGACATAGCCTGAGTATTCTTTCGGCGTGACGGAACTCTGGCCAAACTCAACCCAGCTGCCACCGGGGACACGGTAGGATGCGGTCACAACCTGGTTGGTTGAACCATAGGCAGAGTCAGCGACGACATTTACGCGGAACGATCCGGTATCCTCAATGAGACCACTCGTGCCGGAGATTGACGGCACGCTCTCCCAGGACTCGCCATACAGCTCTTTCCAGTCAGGCGTCCCTTGCAGGCGATAGTAGGTCGTGAAATTCACAGACTGATTGCGGAATGTGCCTTTTTTCTCATGAATGTTCACAAGACCCTGCGGCAACACAATATCGAAGCGCACACGGTCGCAATTCGATGTGGTCACATGGCTCAGGACTGACGTGTCGTTGAACTTCTGACCCTTGTTCACCAGGCGAATGGAGTTGGTGAACCAGTCGTTGACATCCTGGTCTTCGGAGCCGAGGTGAACGCGAGTTGTGACATCCTTGAAGTTGGCGGCAGGCTGTTCGTTGATCTCAACGTCATAGACGCCTTCGATTTCGCCGTCATTGATAACCGCCCGCATGTATAGATACTGCGAGTCTCCAACATTCTGCGTGTAGACATCCACCAGGTTGCCGGCGACACGGTATTCGCCGATGACCACCGGGACGGGGATGTTTTCGATTGCGGTGTTCTTCTCGCCGTCGATGCCATAGGAAGCTGTGTCTTCCTGGTCTTTCTGCTTCGGGACTTTCGGAGCAAACGCCAGCATCGTCAGCGCAGAAGCGACCACCAGGAACGCGGCAGCAGCGTATGGGCCGGCGACCGAAAGCACGAATACTGCGGCCACAGCGACAGCCACCATCGCCACGAGCTGCAAGATCGCTTTGCCCGCATCGCCCAGCGGAACCTGGACGATCGTGATGCAATCATCTGCCTCAACAAGCTTGGTGCTGAAATCTTCTGCCTCAATCGGCTCGCCGTTTACGCCGACCTTCCATTCGGCTTCGGTCGGCAGATCACCGAGGTAATCAG